ATGACGAATGATGGGAAAACCACGATACAGGCATCCAGAATTGACCTGAATTGAACTGTAGATGTCAATTACAATTTCAAAAACCCAGTTGGATTCGATCACCAAGCCGAATCTGAATCCTTCTGACACCCTGACCTTCATTGAGGGTGCCACGGATACCATCACGAATATCCAATGCACCATTGAGGATGACCCTCATGTGAATATTGTGATCGATCTGGCAGAACTCTCGATCACACTGAGTGGATACTACATTGATCCATACAAGGATTTTTTCTACCTTCTGGACTCCGGAAAAAGTGCATTTCCTGAATCACAAAAATTTCAAAAAATTTACAGTGGAAATTCAAATATTATGGAGCCGCTGGTGTTCCAAGGGATCACCGGGATACCAAGAGGCAAAGACATGTATCGAGTCGAACAAGACACGACTCCCCTGTATACCAAGACGTTCACTGCCACAGTGACATATACTCGGTACACATCTGCTGCCAAGGGGACTTCGGATATTGGGGACCTGAAGGAGGTATTCACCTTCACTCAGGAAGTCCTAAATAATAGCGAGAGCATACGATTATTTCTCCTGAATTATTTTCAGGAGGAAGAACAGCAACGGGGGAACCCTTGATGCCTTCCGTAACGAGGATAGGAGACCAAGATGCAATACATTGCTCAACTCCCCTGCGGGCACAGGGTTCCCCTAATGTGTTCTGCAATGGAAGGGCAATTTCACGGGAAAGTGACCTGAATACTATTCATCAGAAGCCGGGAGGAAAGAATTGTGTCCCTCATGCAGAGAAGCTTTTGAAGGGTTCCGGGACGGTCTGGGTGAATGGTCTGGGATGTGGTCGGATCGGTGATGGTATCAATAATTGCACAGTGGTTGCACAGGGTTCCCCTAATGTATTTGCAGGAGGATAACAAGGAGAATGGCAGCAGTAAACAAATCAGCAGATGCCGGGGTAGATCCAACTTTTAGGTCTGCCTCCCTGAACTCGTCCCCACTCAGTGCAGTTTTGAGCAAGTCCCAGTGGAATATCTTGGTTCAGGAGAAACTGGAGGAGATTGTCCCATGGGAATCCATCTTTGATGCCGAGATTCGACTGAGTGCCTTGGTTTTACCCCCACAATATCTTGGTTTGATCCAGAGTATCGCCCAGAGGGAACCGCTTTCCATACCTGAAAACAACCTCAAGCTGGAGGTTCAGAAGATTGAAAACGAGTTGTGGTATCTCAGACAGGCCCGAGGTTACCTTGCATGGTTTGTCAAGATCATTCAGGACATTCTGGAGAGGGATAGCTCTGCTGCCGAGAAGCCTTTTGATTCCGTAGTCCGAAGCAACAAAAAAATAATTCCCGAGACCATCATGACGGCAGGAAAAATTATCAATCCAGTGACCCAGAGTGTCCTGAGTAGGGAATCCCATAAAGACCATGTTGCGGCCTTGGATACCGCAAGGACCTTGGCAGACAGTGGTCTTTGGGCCAATGCAGATGTGTATATCGAATATCTCACAGCAACCGGGCGAATAGGGGCATAAATAGAGTCACAATAGCAGCAGCAGCACTATGTCAATTAGCACATCAGACAAAAACACAGATGGAGTAAACCCCATTGATGTGGTGCCGACTCTGTTCAGTGACATCTCCCTTCTTTTTAATCTACACCCGAATACCATGGATATTCGGCCAATCACGGACCTGAATGCCATTCGTGGTTCAGTTAAAAATCTGGTTCTCACGAACTTTGGAGAGAGACCCTTTCACCCAGAGATTGGCTCAAATGTCACTGGACTGCTCTTTGAGAATGCGGATTTCTTTACCGCAGCATCCATGAGGGATGAGATTCACCGAGTCCTGAACCGATATGAGCCGAGAATCGATGATGTGGTGGTTCAGGTGTTTGATGACATGGACCGTAATGCATTTCGAGTCAATATTGGATTTCGAATTACAGAATCTAGCATCGCACAAGAAGTCTCTTTTTATCTCACCCGAATAAGGTAATATCCTCAATTATTCTCACCATGGCCGGAAAAAAACTCAATGTAACGGAGCTTGACTTTGACACCATCAAAGTCAACATCAAAAACTATTTTAAGCGCGAGGGAGGAGCATACCGGGACTGGGATTTCGAGGGGTCAGGGCTGAACCACCTTCTGGATATTCTGGCATACAACACCCACTACAATGCCATTTTGGCACATCTCGCGGTTAATGAGGGGTTCCTGAGTAGCGCACAGCTTAGAAAAAATGTTGTGGGTCGCGCCAAGACTCTGGGTTACCTTCCACATTCTTTCAGTGCATCCACATCTACCCTGACACTGAGTGGGTCTGATATTTCGAGTCTCAGCACGGTCCCCAAGAATACTATTTTCACATCCTCTGTGGGCGGGAATTCATACAGTTTCATTACCACTGAGTCGTTCACCGGGTCATTCGCCCCCGGAGCTGTTCCCTCCCGTAAAGAAATTTTGGTCAAGGAGGGGTCTCTCAAGACCGTGAAATACACCTATGATGCATCGGATACCAACCGGAGGTATGAGATTCCTGACTCCAATGTGGATATTAATGCCATCAAAGTGACGACATTTCCAAATGACAATACGAGTGACGCTACATTGTATACCCGGTTTACTGAGTTGTCAACCGCAACTTCTACCACGGACATCTATTTCATCTTTGAGAATCCTAATGGGTTCTATGAGGTTGAGTTTGGTGATGGCGTGGTGGGGAAAAAACCACAAGCCGGTGCAGTAATTGCAATTGAATATCTTTCTACCAGTGGGGCGGATGCTAATGGTGCAACTACATTTAATATCAGTTCCACCTTGACAAATTCCGTGGGTGTCGCACTTGCTGATATTGTGGTCGATACCGCGACAATATCATCCGGGGGTGGTGACCGGGAGACCATTGAGGAAATTAGATTCAATGCCCCCCTGAGTTTCACCTCACAGGATCGTGCAGTGACTGTGGATGATTACAAGACAGAGATCTTGAATGCATCTGATGCCACTGCGGTTTCTGTCTGGGGGGGAGAGGACAATGATCCTGTTGATCTGGGTGCAGTCTATATCAGTGGCAAGAAGTCGGACGATTCGCTCCTGAGCCTGAATGAAAAAGCTTCCCTGCGTAACCTTCTGCGCGATAAAGGGGTCCTCACCCTTCGGCACGTATTTCTGGACCCGAATTTCATTTACCTTTATTTTGATGTCTTTACGAGGTTCAATCCCAATCTCACGACCCTGAACTCGGACTCCATGGCATCTGCGATCCTGTCTACGATCACGAATTTTGATAATGCAAATCTACAGGAATACAATTCCATTTTTCGATTTTCAAAGTTTCTGGCGAGGATCGACGCGACCTCACCGGCAATTCTCTCTACTGCCGCAAGGGTGTATGCCTACCGGAATCTGGTATTCAATCAGAAGCTTCTGGAGTCTGATATTGAGACCACGGATATCATAGATCTTTCAGGGCGGGCATCTGCCACACAGTTTCTGGGGGCAGCGAACTATACAGTGGGCAATACGTTCTACTTTAAGGACAATGTGTATCGGGTGAAGAGTCTCAACAATCCATCTGCGGAATTTGGGACCGCAGGGGTTGAGCCACCCAGAGATATCGAACTGGATACAGATTACACCATGGGGGCTGCTGCTTCTGGGTTCACCTACCAGTATATTGGAAAATTTAGTGATGTTGCCCTGAGTGATGCCCAAAAGAAACTCCTGAAACTGGAATTTACCTTCAAACTCGATAGTGATGAGGCGGATATTGTCTATTCCAAGGAGGGTGAGTCATTCAGCGTCATGGGTGGGATCAATGAATACCGCTTTGGAACTCATCGGCCAGAGGGGATTCGGTCTGGATTTGCCCTCCTGACTATCTACCGGAAAGACGATACGTCTGGAGAGCGGTTGTATTACGATGGCTCCCCGGCATCTGATTCTTCCACCACGCCAAAATATTTTGGTATTGTGCATATCAACAAGGGAATTATTTTTCTTGGGGCATCTGCCGTCACCGAATCCGCAATCGGGACCGGGGCATATACCATACTCAAGCTCACGGGCATCAAGTCCAGTGGCCTGACAGTCAAGATTTTCACCCGCCCAGCATCCAATGACATTGCATCCAAGAGAAACTTCATCATAGATATTGATGAGACCAGCACAAATGTCACTGCTGAGATTGACACTGCGGCGCTTAATGTCACATCACGTATTAGCGACGACTACATAACATACAATCGAGACACTCCCGACTAATAGTATTATGCATGAGTCAGTCGCAAACGCCACCCCCAGACCAAATGAGGCATCGAGGGTCAATGAACTTTTTCCAGAGCAGATACGCGGGTCGGCAGAAAATCTCACCAACTTTCTGAAGGAGTATTATGACTACATGAGTCAGGAGGGTGCGCCGACATGGGAGATCGGCCATATGGTCAGTGAGAATGATATTGATGAGACTTCCGCGAAGTATTTGGACTCGATTCAGGATGAGATTGCCGCCACTGTCCCAAACTCGGACCACATGGACCGAGTGACTCTGTATAAGAGGGTTGTTCATTACTATCGCTCCAAGGGGACCGTGGAAGCGGTCTATACCTTTTTTAGAATATTTTTCAATGATGTGGATGACATCCATGTTGAGTATGGGGATGATCCATACACCTACAGGATTCGGACCACCAAGTTGCCATCAGGTGGAGGGGAGTGGCGAAGTAAATTCAAGAAGATGACCCATCCTGCGGGGATGAGGTTTAGTGTTTCATCCTTGGTGGAATCTGGTGCAGTGGGAGGTGGGGATCTCTCGGTCGTAAAGCCGGGATGGGATGCCAACTACTGGTTTGATGGCGACGATTCTCAGCGCGAGGACTACTATGGGGCCAATGCAGAGCAACGAGATGAGTGGTATTATGACCTTCTGCCCCCTAATCGGCGCAAGACAGTTGAGACCTTCATTGAGCCGGTCCTGAGATATACTCTGGACAGTGAGAGTAGCATTGATACCGCAAATATTCCGGGTTGGGTGGTCGAGGAGGTCACCAATACACTTCCCAGCTTAAATGGATATACCAATGCGACCGGCACTCCCACATGGGACAGCACTGAGGGCGCATGGTCATTTGATGGGACCAGCGACTACATTCTTACCTACACGAACCCATCAATGCAAGGTCTGGACCCCTCAAATCCTGATAATCTATATTGGGACTACAAGCGAGATTCAGAAGGTGTCCGCAAGGGACCCCTTCACTTTGATGAGGAAGATCCTTACACGGTCTCGATGTGGCTGAAGACCAGCCAGAGTGCAGATAGTATTCTGTTAGCATCGCGTGGTAACAACGGTGTTGCTCTGGGTAAGTTTGATGGGAAGTTCTCCCTGCTTTATATTCAGGAGGGTGGGGATTCTGATGCCAGTGATGGGGTTCCGGTGATTCTTCAAT